TACGTAATTCAAGGCCTAAATGAGGATTGTTCTCATCATTGACGGCCAATCTATTGGTATCAGGTTCATTAATGTAACGAGGGTAGATACCATTAGGGTCGTAGAAACCTTTGGTTGTATTTGCTATTTCGCTAGGGCGTCCAGGTAATGCGCCAAGTATCACAGGTTCTTGTGCGTATCGATCATCTCTAAAGAAACCTATGACCCACGAACCTTCAACAAGGCCTAACGCAGTTTGTCCTACGCCAGATATGCCAGAAGAGGTTACGGGAAGTAGCGTAGATGCCCAAGGCAGGTCCGAAGTAGGCAGAATAGTTTTGTCCTGCGTATGATAACCAATACAACGCACACGTACTCGGCCTAGATGTTTGGGATCGTTGCGATCTTCAACAACGCCTGTAAACCAAATGAAACCGTCTTGTCCTAAAAAGTTAGTACGCATTTAAAAAATTCCCATAAACTGCCGTATTATATCCACTCAACTCCATATATTTATCCGTATTTAAACTATATGCGTAGGCGGCAAACGCATCCGCGGTGCGTAGCACTAATCTAGGCCTATCTTTTAGGTTTACTTTGTTTTTTAGTCTTTTTCTCATATTTCTTTGGTAATCTATCTCGTATGTTCTCTAGGTCCTCTTTCTCTAGTATTTGGCCTAGTAGTAATCTTTCTTCTTCTGGATAGTTCTTCTCATTGTTCTTTGAGGATATCTCTCTATCTATTCTATGTTCATATTGTTCAAATGTATTCAGCAAATGTTCAATGTTTCTTTGTATATTGTCTGCCTCTCTTTGTGTGTTCCTATCGTGTATATAAGAAAGTACGGCCGTGATACCTAGTATTATAGTTGTAGGATGATATAAAAAGTCTATCATAAAAATTTTTTTCGAAACTCGCAATAAACACTAAGCATATTCAGATTCCCCTCTATGTTGTTAATTATATTCTGACCTATCGTATAGATTGATTGGTTTACCTTCGTCTTTTACGTCTAATACTAAAGGACTTGTCTTTTCGTATAGATTTGTACCGTAGGTGTCTTTTGCACAAGTGATAACCATTTTGTGTAAAGGTTCTTTTTGTCTAAACGCAAAACTATGACGTATAGCCGTGATTAGCCAACGGCCAGACAGCATTTTATCGTTTTGTGTACTGATTTCATCTTTCTTATTACGACCTGATCTAGGAACGTTTAATTTGATGATATGACCTATGTTTAAATGTGTATTACCAGGTACGGTCAATTGCATTTCTATATTATTAAACAAATTAAGGGCAGATTGTCGTCTTTGTACATATTCATCCACTCTATACCCATTTTCTGAATTAGTGTTATGTAAATAGGCCGTATTAGACTTGACCATTACCCTTGCGTCTGAATAATCAGATAGGTATTTGTATGCGGTACGACCATAATCTTTTGTTTCTGCTGTTTCTAAATCGTTAAAGTCATAATGAGCAGGCAATAACAAACCACGATATAATGCTTGATCGCTTTGTACATCATCTTTCTCCATATGTGGCACTCTTACATAATCCTCTATGTAATTGTATTTGTATTCTTTGTATGTTTTGTTGTAACTGTCGTGGGTAATCAATTTAGACGCATAGGTACCAAGTCGTTGATTTTTAATTAAATCATTCATACCTGTAAGTTCGTATTTGTCTATGGTTCTTAATTGCGACATTGGATTATCTCTTGGACTAGCAAACTGTTTAGATGTTTCAGTATCTAAAAAGTATTCAAACATAGGTGGATGACTTGCAAGACCACCTGATGTGGCAGTAAAATAAAAACTATCTACGGATCTGAAATGAAACCCTTGTCCGTTTTCATAAAACAAATAAGCAGGTAATGCACTAAATTTAGGTACGGCACGTGAACAAATCATATTAATGATGTCCGTAGGTCTCATATTCGGTGCAACAAATTTGAAATTGTTTGAGGTTGGATAAACATATAATTTTTTCTTACTGTTTAGACCCCAACTCTTTTTGAATATCTTTGCAACTGCCTGATCGTAAGGACCATCAAAAGCACGACTGATACGTACATTTTGATCTCGTATACCTTCCGTAGAAATAAAATCTAATACAACAATTTGTGTGTTTTGATTGACACGATTTTTGGTAACTTTATATACAGCCATTCGTGTATTGGTAAAGTCATACTCACCTTCACCATAGGTCGAACCTAATGGTGTTCTAATTTTAAACTCTAGGTATTCTTGGCCAATAACTGGAAGTGTATTACAAATATCTTCGGTATCTGTAAAGGTAATTGTACCTGTTAAAAAGTTTGAATTTAAATCTTCGTAAATTGCTATCTCGTTAATAGCAGTAGATATGCCCACCACATTACCATAGGCATTAAATAATGCAACTTCACTTATCCTAAAGTCGCCTGCATACTGCAACTTATTTTCTTCATAGGCTAGAATTGCCATTACAACCTCACTAACTTACTAAATTCTTCTACAAATTCCGATAGGTATTTTTTCTTCAATACATTGATTAAACTTTTATTATCTTGTAATCTTCTTTCATATTCATAATTGGATACGGAAGTAGCACCAGTAGCGGTACTGTTTACTTCTATTAAATGTGAATTGTCTAAACTGGTTGTTTCACCACTTGTTTGTGAAATTTCATAATGATGAATTGCACCTGGATTAGAATACTTGCCATTAACATAAGATTCAAATCCTTGATCTGTTAGTGGCCAATCATAAAATCTATCTTTAATATTGTTAATTAATAATAGTACCCAATAATAATCTACTGACTCATAAAATCTGTATGATACAATTTCAGGTGACTCACCATTAATAACTCTATATTTGTTAAAAATTAATGAATTAGATTTAACACCATCTCTAATTTTAACTCGTCTTAAAATATCAGTTACAAGTTTAGGTGACGTTGTGCCATCTTGTACAGCGTCATAATACATTTTAGGAAAATAAGAAAAGTAATGTGCCATTAAAATGAACCTCCAATATCACTACTACCTCTAGTTTTTGTTTTATGTGTACCAAATACTGCTCTTCGTCTATCAATTAATTCTAATTCTTGGAAGGTAAGTGATATAGATGTACTGATTGGTGGTGCACCAATATCATCTGGACGATATGTAGCAAATTTCTCACCTGAACCATAATCAACTTTCATATCTGTTAACGCACAATAGGTTATTGTATTTAAATAAGCGTTCTCATAACCACGGTACATATATCTAATAGTAAATTCTGAAGGCACTCTAAATGCAAGAGCAGCACCTGTACCTAATTTTTCAGGTAACATATGATAGGTAAATGTATCAATAATTCTTTTAATTTCTTTTGCCTCTTGTCTATTTCTAGGTGTCATTTTAAATGAATAAGTAAAAGTTCTATAATCTATACCTTGAAAAATCATTTCTTGTAATGGTGCAGGAGCAACACCTGTTTTTCTTTGTAATGCGGCCAATGAACCTGCAGCAGTTCCTAATGTACCGAAACTAATTAATGGTTCAATCATCTTTGCAGCCTGCATACCTAATCCTTTTAAAGTATCTGAACCACCTGTTTTACCTTTGAAATAATCAGCAGCACCAGATAGACCGCCAATTACAGCACCAATTTCTGCGGCTTCGTAATTTGATTTGTAATTAACATTTACATCATCTGGCATATACAATACAATTGTATCTTTAATTAACTTGACAGAAATACCTGTTTCACCAGCAACAGGAGATAAATTTGTTGTTTCATCAAAAAATCTTTCTCTTGTAAATGTATTGTTATATGTGCCTAATGAATCGTTTGATATGTTTAAATCTTTTGCAGGCAAATCTCTTTCATTTTCAGTCCTTGCGTGAATATTAAATATCATATAATGACCATTAGCACTTTCTAAATCTAATGGATACTTCATCACAGGATTTGTAAACTGTAAATTAGAGCTTAATTTAGTAACAGGTGCGTCTGGAATAAGTTTCTCATTATTACCTGCTATGATATCACTATGCTCGTTAAAATAATCGTCTGGTGTTTGTATTGTCATAGTGATAATATTTATATGAAAAAATTAAAGATTAATAGACGTTTTTGATAGCAATAATTGTATCGTCTAAATTTCTATTTGACATATTAGGTAAAACAGTAGTATTTGAAGCATTGTTAAGTGTATTGACTGGTGCAATAACATTATTATTTTGAGGTTCTTTTGGTAACATTTTGTTCATCATATTTTCTAAATTACCTGTTTCTAAATTCATTCTTAAATTAGTTCTTTTTGAATCTATATTAACTAAATCAGCAGTTATAGCATTACTCATAGTTCTTGTATCTGCTTGTGCATTTTGTTCTACACCTTCAACAGCAGTTTGTATTTCTTTTTCTGTTTGATTTGCTTTATCCATATCCATTTTTGCTAAAGCAACATCAGCACCAATACTTGCAGCTGTACCTACACCAGGTACTGTACTTGCAAGGCCTGAACCAACTTCTAATGCAGCACCTTTTACATCTCCTGACATTAATCTTCCTAAACCAAAACCAATACCTGCAATTGCACCTATAATTGGTATCTTTTTGATAGCAGATTTAAATAATGTTTTGCCTAGTATTTTACCACCTGCCTTCTTTGCTACAGTTTCACCACCTTTTTTACCTAATAATTTACTTGCAACTTTACCTGTTCCTAATGCAGCACCTGTTCCTAATGCACCTTTAGCAATATCACCCACCGTATCACCTATACCACCTTCTTTATTTTTTTGTGATTCTTTTAATATATCAACTGTTTCCTCAGTATTCTCTGCTATTGTTTCCCATAAATTTTTTGACTCTTCAAATTGATCTCTTTGTTCATCGGCAAGTTCATCTCTTTGTTCTTCACTTGCACTTGCACTTAACATACCTGGTACTTTACCTTTTGCTCTTCCGTATGTTGATGGTACAGGTCTGCCCAATACCATATCATCAGCAGTATATTGTGAGAGGTCATCATCTAGTTCATCTCTTGTTTGTAATGCTTGAGATGGAGTAGTAGTTGATTCTGATAAACTAGATTCAATATCTTGTCTTGCTAATCTGGCAATATCTTGTCCTTTTTTTCTTTCAGCTCTTCTTAATGCTTCTTCACCTGCTTCTTGTCGTTCTATTTTCTTTGTGATGGCAGTGCCTAAAATAGGTATACCACCTAAAGTTGTAGCAGCAAGTTTTAAAGGTTTAAATTGTTTAATAAAATCTCGTAACCCAAATTTAACTGCTGTAAAAGCATTCGCAAGAGGATAAACTTCAGCAAGTACAGGAGCAATAACATCGGAAATATATTTCTTTTCTTTATTATCAAATCTACCACTAGCGTCTAGTTCATTCAATAATGATTTGTACTTTTCCATTATATCTTTGAAACCAGTAAAGTCGGCGTCAGCAATTAAGTCTAAATCTGATTGAAAGTTTTGTACAACCGATACGGCTGCATTAGATATACCTTCTCTTTTAATAAACTCTTGTCCTAAACCTAATTCTTTTTGTATCTGTAAAGCATATGTTTGTGCTGCTTCAGATATAGCAATTTGTTCTTTATCTTGCTCTGCTTTTTGTTTTTCTAGTAACTCCTGAAAGTCTGCCATTTATTATCCTACTTGATTACTAATTGATTTATCTTCTCTTTTAACTGGTGTTACAACAGGTTGTTGAACGATTGGTTGTGGTTGTGCTAATACTTTAGAGCCACTATTGGTATATAACCCAAACCAAGCCGCACCTGCACCAACTACGATTGATACAAGACCTGCTTGTTCCATAGAAGGTTTATCTAATGCCATAAACCAATGTACTACTTTGATGAGTATGTACATATAAGTTAATATGAATAGTCTTGGAAATATTCTCCAAGCGTCTATTGCTTTTGCTAAATCAATTATTTTTTGATAACTTTGTTTTTCCATTATCCACCTCTTTGCCTTTCTTTTAGACGTTGATTTTCGTCTTTAATATGCTGTATTAACATATCAATGTATATTTCCCTTTCCCACGGTAGCATATGTTCTAGTTCTGTTAATGAATATTTATGATGTTGCATTAACAGAAAGTTCACACGATAGTAATTTTCAAGGTTTTCGTGTGAAAGGGTAACTAAAAAAAATCTGAGGCACCATTAAAGACTAACGAAAACTTTTTACCTGATTTAGGATTTTCATACTCAATCTTATGTCTAATTTTAGGCATACGATCAACATAATCATAAAGCAATCTAAATTGTTTTTGCGTTAGGCTATTAACATACTCATCAAGTTCTTGTTCAGTAATGTTATTGCGATCATATACATCATCACCTTTATAGATGGATTGAATTGACTCTTTTAAAATATTAATAGAGTTTTCTGTATTTGATTTGCCAGACTTAAATGATTTAATTGTAGGATAAGACATAATAACACCATAACCTTTTTCAAATTCAATGTTATTATTATTGTCTTTTGTTTTTTCAACTTTTACATCTTCTAAATTTAAATCATACTCTACAACTTGTTTTTCATCATCTGGACATTTCAATCGCAATTTAATTACCTCACCAACTGATTTTGCTCTTATTCGTAAATACAAATATTCAAAATCAAATATTGGCAGTTTAGTTACATCAACACGGTCATAAACACACGCTTGTACGGTGTCTATAACGGCCTGTTGTATCTCCTTTTCATCATCACTTTCCATAGCCATTAACATAATCTTTTCTTCTTTTACAAGAAAAGGTCTAAATGTTATTTTCTGGCCATTTGATGGAAGTTGACAATTATATTTTGGAACTTCATTTATTGGTAATGCCATAATATTTCACTCCTTATTATTATTATATTATATATTAGAAAAATGGTGGAAATACTCTTCCTCCAAATATTCTTCCCAATGGGAATCTTGTTTTAATTTGATTAATTACATCTCTACCAGCACGTTGTATTTCAGGTGGTAACTTACCTAGTATACCGCCAAAGATACCCATATATCTAGGATCTTTTATTACACCTGTGCCGTTGATATCACCTTCGTAATTTGTATCTTCTAATGTTCTTAAATTTACATTTGAAGTCCAATATCTGTAATTAAAGGTAATAGATTGTCTAGCAAAAGTATTGCTTGCATTGTAATTTAAATCTACTGGTGCAAGTGTTTTAGGATATGCACCGCTTAATTCTACATAATATCCTGCAAGTGTTAATGTTGCAAGTGCTCCTGTTTGCATACCTTCTTTGCCAGGCAATTTAGTATTGGTTGATTCATTTTTATTTTCGTGTAATGGGAATATATAAATCTTACTTACATATTCATCATAAAAACTCATATTAAAAGTTCTTTGATTGACAATCATATTTTGCCAAGCTTCAAATACAGCACGTTCAGTTAATTCAGAGTCTAACATAAACGATAATGTCATCGCTGAATACTCCATACCACGAGCAATATGTCTTACTGGTCCATAAAATGAATTTGCTTCTGTATCAACAATGGTACGATCTGGCAATTGAGCAGCATCGCAAAAGAAATATAATCTATCTTTTACATTGTCTTGTAAAGAGTTCATAAAATTTAAATCAGTTAGATATTCTGAAAACTCCATACCTTGGAATGTTTCTGTTTGTGATAACCCTTTAGGAAATTCTACTATGACTAAAAACTTTGCAGGTCGATACAGACCTTCAGCACCTGCAACCATAGACCTAAATCTGTTTATGGTAGTATTAGGATTAGTCTTTTGTTCATTTAATCTTTTTCTTGCGGCCTGTGGATCAAAACCTTTATCTCTAGGTAGGCCTAGTCTAATATCAAATGGACCTGGTATAGGTAATCGTTGTCTAATTATTGCCATTAAATGAACCTTCTACTGTTTGCATAAACAACTGCCTCACTTGCCTTTTTAAATCGTTGTACAGGTAAGTATATTGCAATTGCAGCCTCATCCATATTTATTCTTAAAAACCCAGTTTGCATATGACTATACAGATATTTCTTTATCGTTGGTTTTACTATTTTAATTCCTTTTACATCATCATAAGTTACATCAAATTTTGTCTTACTATCAAACTTTGTATCATCAGCAAATACTTGCATACGTTCTAATAAGGTAAATCGTAATGCAGGTGGTAAATAATGAAAGTTCATACCCATAAACCCACCTGGTGTTGGCTCTAAAGGCAATACTAATGGAAATATGTCATAGTATGGTAGTGTTTTTCTTAATTTTGGATTGTAACCAAATAGATTTAGTCTACCAACACTTGGTCTGCCTGTAAGTTTGCCTTGTCTGAATAATTGATTTGCAGTAGTACCACTTGCAATTTTATTGATTTGGTTTCTATACCAATTAGCAGATCGGTCGATATTACCCTTTGTTAATTTGATTGTATCAAATACACTTGCCATATGATATATTTATGTAGTAAATAAATAGGTTTATGAATAAGTTTAGTAAAGTATATAAAGCGCCATATAAAGGTAAATTTAGGCCATCTAATCCTCGTAAGTATAAAGGTGACCCAACAAATATAATTTTTCGTTCAAGTTGGGAAAGACGATTTATGCAATATTGTGATACAAACAAGGAAATATTAGAATGGGGAAGTGAAGAAGTATGGATACCTTATCGTTCTTATGATAAGAAAGTACATAGATATTTTCCAGATTTCTATATGAAAGTTCGTCAACCTAATGGCACTCATAAAAAGTTTATTGTCGAAATAAAACCAAAGTATCAAACAGTACCACCTAAAAAACCTCAAAGACAATCTAGGCAATATTTAAATTCAGTTTTAACTTATGCTAAAAATGAAGCTAAATGGAAATATGCAAAGAGGTGGTGCCAAAGTAGAGATATGAATTTCATAATTCTTACTGAGGACCACCTCAAAACGTTTTAGTCGCCGTTTACTTCTTCAACTAATTTAGATGTATTTGTATATCTTATAATTTTATTTAAATCGTGCTGTGCTTCTAAAGCAGGAAGAGCACCATATAAAGTTATATTGTTAGATAATACAACTGTTGATTTATCGGCTGGATAAGATTTAAAAAATGCAATTCTTAAATCTTTTAATTTATCATACCATAGAGTTTTAAAATCATTTACTCTATCGTCATAACAACCTTTTAAATCGTAAGCATCCAAAATACCTGTGTGAACAACTACTCTAATTTCTTTATCAGAATTTTCTACTGACAAAGCAGCCGCTCTAAAGATTGCCTTACTAACTTGTGAGAAAGAAGTAGTCATATACATAACATTCCCCACATCTACATATTTGTTAGCATTCATCCAAACATTGATATCACTTTCATTTGTCCAGGCTAATACTTTTTTTGCACCAGGTTTTTTGTCATTCCAAGTATTAAAAACTGCTGTTGCAATATATGTTCTTTTATTTTCTGTAAAAACACTATCACCACAAATTTCATTTACTCTATTTAAAATGTCATCTAATTTAGGTTTAATCCAACCTTTATCAAGTGCTAATAAACATTCATTTTGAACGTCTTGTTGAGTTAAAACTCCTTGTGGATCTGGTCCTCTATTTAATTGTAAACTAAATTTAGAAGCCACATCTTCATCATTCATTTCGTAGATGTTGGCAATCACATTAGTTACGCCTTGATCTTCTAAAATATCTTTTCTAGTGTGACCAGTTAATGGATATAATCCATCAGTTCTTCTCCAAAGAGCGATAGGTTCATTACTTAATTTGTATCCAAATTCTGTAATACTATTTTTTACTTCTTTATACTTTGGATTAGCACCCGCTGCTCTAGCGTATTGTGTGTTTCTAATAGTGCCGTGCCATTTAATATCTTTAATGACAACTAATTGTCGTCCTAAATCTTTACCAAATGATAGATTATTACCATAAAGGTCTGGCCTATTGTTTTCGTTGATTAGTTCTTTTGAAATATTTAAGTGTACATCCGTAAAAGTTTTAGTTGTGTGGATGTCCACAACATTTTTACTTGTTGACATTTAAGTCTCCTTATTGTTATATAACACTTTTTACGTGTTATGATTATTAATAATGTTTTTTACACATTATATACTACTTATTATATCATATCTTCTCATCTTTGTCAAGCACTTATTAAGTGTGGGTAGCCGCCACAGAAAGGAAAGGCGACTACCCAATTTGAGAAAGTGTGAGAGATAGATTATTCGTCCTCAGCTAATTTACTAAAATACGACAATGAGTCATCATCATCGTTGGACGATACTTTCCCCACGGATCCGTTGGAAGACTTGGGTACGCTATTACTAGCAGGTGGGAGGTCAATATCTTCTACGGACTCCGTGCTTCTTGTTCCAGTAAGAACCTTATTCAGTTTCTCTTTGAGTTCATCATAAGATTTAAAATTACTTGGATCAATGAAGGGCTTTAGAGCGTGTTGAGATTTCCATACTGTGTCAATCTCCTCGTCAGTAGGTTTTACTTTACTAACTGGCTCAAATTCTGATTTATCATAATTCCAATAACCATCAACTTTTCTGATTTTAAGTTTAAAGTTAGAACCTTCCCAGAAGTCAAAAGGATTTACTGCCTTCTCATCTTCAAATTGTGGGTTCATCGCTTCAGTTATCTTATCAAATATCTTTTTACCATATTTGAATAGAAATACTTTACCTTCGTTTTCAGGATGTTTTGGATCAGATACCACTAGAATATTAGAATAGTATTGTAACTTTCTTTTTCTTTTT